GGATCGGAAGGCATCAGCACTTACGTCAACGAGGAAGTGACTTGCTACAGGCAGTCTCACACAGTCCCTGTGACCAAAGACATGCTCTACAATCCGAGCTTCGATGTAGAGTCGGAAATTATGGTTGACGTCTTGGAAGCTTTCGCAGCTGGTGAAGGGTTTGCTATCGTAAAAGGCACGGGGCACAAGGGCCCGAAAGGCATCGTCAATGACAGTCGGATCGAGACTGTTCAAACGGCAAGCGCTGGCGCCATAGCTTTTGAAGACTTCGCAACGATCATCGGTAAGCTCAAGCGGGGTCAGAACCCTGGTTTCCTCATGAACCGCGTCACACTTGCGGAAATCTGGAAGCTTAAGGGGACAGACGGGCATCCGATCTGGGCTCCTATTTCCATGGGTGGCCAGACGCCGGCTACGATTTTTGGCTACGCATACAGCGCCGACGTCGTTGATTTAGATAAGCACGTTCCGACCACCAGTAACACTAAGCCGGTGCTTTTCGGTGACTTTATGCGCGGCTATGAAATTTTCGACATGGCTGGTGTAGAGCTGATCCGCGATGACTACACGCAGAAGAAGAAGGCCATCATCGAGATGACTTTCCATCGCTATCTGACGGGACAAGTGATCCTGCCTGAAGCAATCAAAATCTTAACCGTTCAGTAAGGAGAACGAGCATGGCTGAATACAGCTCAGTGTATGGTTTCTCGGCTCCTGTCATCGTGTGGGAACACGAGATGGCAGCTGATAACACTCCGACCGCACAAGATCTCTTGGGCTTCGAAGGCGCAACAATACTATCTTACGTAGGAGCTGGCGGAATCACATTCGACGCCAGCAACAAGCTAGAGATAAAGCTCTTGCACGGCGATGACGCAACGTATGGAAATGCGACGGCAGTAGCGGCCGAAGATGTCATCATGCCATCAGGTGAGACGCTAGGGTCAGGCGGCATCATTCGATCTTTCACAGCTGCTAAGGCTGCTGCTGATACAGCAATGCATGCGGTCGGATACGTGGGCAAAAAGCGTTACCTGTACGTGCTCTGTGATTTCTCAGGAACACACGAAACGGGCACGGACGTAACGGCGTCATTGCTCAAGGATCGCGCAGTTAGCCAGCCGGTTGGTCAGACTAACTACGACCCATCGACTACGCCCTACTGATAACGGTTAACCGATTAACTGAAATAAGCGAGAGGCGAGGCTGATCAATAGAGATCAGCCTCGGAAAAGCATGTTCCCAGTGAAATCACTAGAAAACGGTCTATGGCATGACTCCGCGAAGGGTGTGACCCTCGAAGTCAGTGAAGGGGATTTAGTCCAGTTTCAAGAGCGGCGCGATGCGGAACACTTCGTTTCGCTTGGCAGGGCTGAATGGGCTTTTGATTCAAACGAACAGCCCGCGAAACCAGCCAAGCCAGCAAAGAAAAGCAAAAAGGCGAAGGTGGATGCTCAAGCAGAGACTTCAGAATAAATCGTTGATGCGCACGGACAACACGACGTCCGGGCCGTCAAACAAGGCGAAGATCAAAGCGGCTGCCAAGGCATCAAAGAAGCGTCGAACAAAAAAGGCTTAGAGAGATGTCGAAGGCGCTAGATGGCGGGCTCCAACTCGCCGCCGTCCTCCAAAACCGGAATAAATATAGGGACAGTGTATCGCTTCACACGAACCAATCTTCCATCACCTTCCCATTCCAAAGCGTCAAGAGCTTCGTCTTTAGTTTTTCCAGTCGCGTAATCTCCGTTTTCGTCCCAAGCAACATAAATCTCGACGGATTTTTCCTCTGGCTGCATCGAAACACCTCCGTTGTTTTCGCTACGATTGGAGATCATAGGTAGCATGGATCAGAAGACCATAAAAGCAACCAAAGCAGCGCAAGATGCGGCTTTGCGCGAGCTGAAGGCGATGAGCCGATCGCAGTTAAAAGCGTTACAGATTAAAATAGGTGTTTCGCCAGACGGCCGCCCCGGCGCGGGTACAGCAGCACGTTTAGTGACTTTCAGAAAAGAGCAGGCAGAAAAGAAAAAAGCCGACGCAGCTATTGCGCAAGCGCAAGCGCAAAAAAATCAAGCCCTAGCTAATGCGCAAGCGGCTAAAGCTAAGGCGGAAGCAGCGCGAGCGCAGGCAGAAGCCCAGCGAATAACAGCCAAGGCAGCAGCAGACAAAGCCAAGGCGGAAGCGGAATCGAAAGCCTTAGCATTCAAACGCGAGCAGGAGCGGGCAGCACGCAAATCGACTGAGGCTACTGTTGGCGGCGTCGCAGCGATCACAGCCGCAACAGCTGGTGTCACGATTGGCAAGAAGGTGATCGCCAAAACGCTCGACCAGCGTTTCGCTACGTCTGTCGATAACAACCGGGCTCAAGTTGCGGCTCTAGCCAAAGAAGCTAGAGCCGCAATGAAGTCTTATGCGCGCAAAGGATCTAACAAGCCAGTAATTGCTGCGAGAATGTTGGAAATGGGCCGCGCTCAGAAATCTATGCTTCCAGCGGCTAGATCACCTTTGGGAATAGGCATAGCAGCAGCGGCCGGCGGGCTCGGTGCTTTCTCTCTATATCGTGGGTCGCAGGAAAGTGAATTTGTCTCGAAGATGGCCTTCAACACCATGGCGGGTTTAGAACTGGGTGTAGCTGTGGGAACTGTCGGTCAACAGCTAGCCAATCGAGCTAACCCTACTACGGTTGTGCCCGCCAAGGACATCGCAGACATCAAAGCGGCAGAACGCATAGGCAAAGAGCGACCACACACGAGAGCACAAAAGAATATTTCAAAGGTTGCTGGTCGTGCCTCAACGCTCGGCAGGGCCGCACCATATCTTGGCCCGGCTATTGGTATTGGTGTTGCAGGCCTTGCACTCACGCAAGGGTCAACCCCTACGCAAGCGGCAAAATTAGGGGCTGACGTAGCATCGGCGGGCTCAATTTCAGAATATGAAGCGTTTCGCGCTCGCGGTAATAACATGGCTATTTCCGGCGCTATGGCAGCTTTGAACTTCGCTACCTTCGGACTGTTCAGCCAAGCGCGCGCAGATAACGTCGACCGATCCGCAATCAGATCCAGAGGTCAAAGATTAGCCCAGCAACGATCGCGCATGGCTGCCCTTAAATCTCAAGCACTGGCAGAAGCCCGCAAGCGCGGGAAGCTGACGTCAGGTGATCTCAGCCGAAGCATTCAACGATCTGCTCAAGAGGTGCAAAAAAACACGGGATTTGTAGCGGCTCACAACAAGCGCGTCGGCAACAAGACGATACGAATTGAACGTCGTCGCAAGACCGCTGCAGAGATGCGACGAGGGCGTAATCTATGAGTTATGCAATCTACGAAGTCTCTCCCTACCCCGGCGTTCCATTCATTGAGCCGGTTCACACTGTCGTCACGCCGAACAGCAATCTCGTGGTGACGGTCGCGGAGACGAAAGATCACCTTTCTTACCCTGTCGAGGACTCTGCAATCGATACTGAGCTGACTGGTCTGATCTTAGCTGCTCAAAGACAAATCGAGCTCGTGACAGGCATAAATCTTCTGCCAACTGTGTGGCGAGCCGAATACCCACAACTAAGCGCAGCCGTCCAACTGCGTAAAAGACCGTTTCAATCCATTCAGTCAATCGAATACGTCGACAGTGATTCCGGTGAAATTACAACGGTCGACACGAGTTTATACCATGTGGCCAATGATCCTCAGATGATGGCTACAGCTTACCTAGGCAAGGGCAAATTGTGGCCTAGCGCAGCTGACAGGGCGGACGCTTACCGCATCACATACACGTCTGGTTGGACATCAGATGAGGTCGTCCCGAGAGACATCAAAACAGCCGTACTTATGACCGTAGCCAAGCTGGACTCGAGCCGTGGAGATGTGAACGACGCCTCGGACTCGAGATTTGCCGCACAAATGAAAGCCAGCGCAAAGGTAATACCGAACGGCGCGTTAGCTCTCATGGAGCCTTATAAATTGGTTGAGGTGTACGCGGCATGAGATACGGACGCGAGAATTACAGCTCGGGTGCAATGCGCCACGCGATCACAATCGAGAGACGTACACTAGCAGGCGCAATTCCGGGGTCTGCAGAACCTCAGCACACATACCAGGCCATAATGACGTCAAGAGCGGCGATCGAAACAAGCCGGTCGAGTCCGTCTCATGGCGTTAACACTGATAACTCTCCAACGCATAAGATCACGATCAGATATTCGTCGATCGAATTTGATACGCGAGACCGAGTCAGAGATGTGCGCGGAAATCTATACACCATTGATGGCGTTGAGAATGTAAATCAGTTCAATGATCTTCTTGTCCTGTCCTGCACGAAGCGCGGACCTGAAACAACGGAGGCAAACCAGTAATGGCCTTCAATGCGAACGATCAGGCACTGCAACGGCTGGGCGGAATGTCTGGCCGGTTCCGGTCATCTCTCGGCCAGGCGGCTGATATGGCGGGAAAGATGCTCGTTCGCGCGTCGCAGACGGGGCAAAAAGATGGACCCAAGTCTGGTGTAATATACGGTAGTCACAAAGCCTCTGCTCCAGGCGAATACTCCGCGCCGATATCATTTGATCTTCACGACTCAACCGCATACGAGGCGAGCGCCGCTCAGATCCGTTTTGGCGTGGGTGTGGAACACGGACTCTATCAAGAGATGGGCACCTCAAAAATGGCACCTCGTCCAAACCTCGGGAATGCTGTTGAGGAATGCCAAGATGAGATGAATCGACTACTTGGCGAGTTTACGTTCCGCCGCATGATGGGAGGGGGGTAAATAGTGCAAATCACTCCCCTTCATAGACATGCTGTATTGAGGGTTCCGGCATTGACGGGCCTTTTCTCAGATTCGCTTGGCATATCTTCAATTGATGTCGTGGCAGATGGCACGACCACGATCACAACAGACGCTGCGCATGGTGTGACTGTGAGCTCATCGATCGCGGTGAGCATCACCGATGCACCATACCCAAATCCGATCACGGCAGCGGTCAAGCAGTCGAATGGCGACTAC